GGAATTTCTCAAGAGCCTACATTGGTTCAGTTGAATACTGCTTTGGCTGCTCAAAATTTACCAACAATTACCATCTGGGAAAGTTATGTAAATGAGGAGGCGAAAGATGGAAGCATAACAGCTACCAGCGGTTGGGAACTTGGAAATGTTCACTTGGCGACTTCTACGGATTTCGGTGCAACGCAATATACCATTTCTCCAGAGGCAAACATTGACTTAAATGAAACTTCAAAAACAACTGTTAATGATTTCATTTTAGTGTCTGTATTGGGAGAGGCTAACCCGATGAGGGTGCTTACAAAGGGAACTGCGTTTGCTACGCCAGTGCTTAACAACACAAGACAGAAACTTATTCTGAAAACTAAACTTACATAATGAATATAGGGGATTACATTAAGGAAAAATTGGCAATTTGGTCTGTGGACTTATCTATGGATAGAATAAATGCTGAACTCACAAAAATAAACCTTTCATCTTCTGATGAAGTAAGAGCAGATACCAATTTGGATTTGTTTTTCTACAATGTAATCCCTGACATTATGATGCAGCCCAGCAGTATTTCAGAGGGCGGCTATTCTGTAAGTTTTGACAAGGATGTAATCAGAAGTTATTACAATTTTCTTTGTGGAAAATTGGGTAAGCCTAACATGTTGGAGCAAAACAACAGCATAAAAGACATTACAAGCAGATGGCAGTAAAGCAATATCCATACAAACTAAAAGCGCTAATTCATTCTGAGGGGTATTTTGACCAATCTACAGCAGAATGGACAGGGGGAACATCAGAATGGGTAGATTTTGGATTTTGTCGTGATGAGGGTTCAACATCCAAGAAACAAACCGAAGATGGCGAGTTTTACATTCAAACATCTGTAATATACGCTCCAAAGTCTATTAAAAACATAGACAAAGGCACAAAAGTGCAGGTTTGGGATGGAGATGCGTTGAGATTAGAGGGAAATGTTGTAAACTTTGTTAAAGACCAATTACACGCAAGGATATGGCTATAATACCGAGGTTTAATATGGGGGATTTTGAAAGAATGTTCCAGCATGCAGAAGACCATGCAGAAGAGCAGTTTATCAGGATTCTTAAATGGGTAGGCGAAAAGGCTGTAAATGAAGCGAAAGAAAATGGAAACTATCAAGACCACACGGCTAATCTTCGTAACTCTATCGGATATGTAGTTTCAATAGATGGGCAGGTTGTAGAAGAGAATTTTAATGCTTCTAAACACGGCACAGAACCAAGCAACGAAGACCCTTTAAAATATGGAAGAACTCTCGCTGTTGAAGTCGCTCAATCCAAACGAGGCGTTTCCCTTGTGGTAGTAGCGGGTATGAGATACGCTTCTTATGTAGAGAGTAAAGGGAGGGTGGTTTTAACCAGTGCAGAGCAGTTTGCCTCTCAATATCTGCCTAATTTATTAAAACAATTAAAATGAAAAAGACAGTATTAGATGGCAAACAATGGATTTTAGACCTGCTTTTAAAGGCTGGAATAAACAATGTTATCAGTGGTAAAATCTACAAAGATAAGCGCCCTGCTGACAGCCAAAAAGAAGATATTGTGATAAACTCCCTTACGATGACTAACCATTTTTTACAGAATGGAGTTTTTAATGTAAACTGCTATGTGCCAAAGAAACTTGTGAAAATCCAAGACAAAAACCAATATCATACAGACTACGCCCGAATGAAACATATTGTTGATTTGGTGTATCCTGTGCTTACAGATGTTTGGGAAGAAGATTTTAATCTTAATGTTGCAAGTCAGCAACATTTTGAAGAAGAAAAAGAAGATTATTATAATTTCAGGGTGGAAATAAATGCCTATCCTGATAAAAATTAAAAAACTAATAACTATTTAAATTTAAAAACTATGGCAGAACAAAAAACGGTGGTGATAGGATTAGCTTCTATTAAAATAGGAGATATTGCCGCAGATGGCGATATGGGAACAGTGCTTGATGTATTGGGAGATACATTGGAAGATTCTTGTAAGATAAACTTTGAAGATGCAGAGAAAACAGAGTTTTTTGTGGAAGAAAAAGATGACCCTTTTTATGTAGAGTATAAATTAGGGGCGATTGATATTTCTTTCCAAATTCCTGAATATACCTTAGAAACAGTGGTAAAAGTGTTTGGGGGTACTATTACAGGCTCAGGAGCAAACAAGCAGTTTAATGCACCTAACACATCTGTAACCATTGAAAAATCTTTGGAAATAACTCCGAAAAAAGGCTATGTAATGAAATTCCCAAGAGTTTCCATTACAGGTAAGTTTACTTCTGATATAGGAAGAAAAAACATGCTGAGCCTTGATGTTAAGGGTGTGGTATTAACGCCTAAAAAAGACAATGTTTCAAGATTTATGATGCTTCCGAAACAATAAATTTTATCTATTTTTAATAAAACCTGCCTTGATTTATCAGGTAGGTTTTTTTTATAAAGCTATGAATAATAAAGAACTTGAACAAAAAGAAATAAACCTTCTGAATGGAAAAGGTTTTGAAATTCCAATAAAAATTTTTGGAAAAGAACGGGTATTTAAGTGTAAGAAAATGACACTTGGGAGAATGCTCAAACTATCGGAGGTTTTTATTCAGATGGATTTGGATGAAAAAGCTCTTGGCTCGGATGATTTTCAGGAGCAGATAGCGCTGCAGTATCAAACAGTAATAAAAAACACTAAAAAAGCCGTTAAGGTAATAAGTATCTGCATAACGGACAATGTTTTTTTTAGATGGTTTATTGAGAGATGTATTTTGAAGTCTTTTGATTCCTTACAACTGCTTGATTTTGCCCAAAATCTTTTAAAATCAGCTAATTATGCAAATTTTATGACCTCTATCGCATTAATGAACGGAAACCGCCCGACCAGAGCAAATCCGATAGAGAAGAAATAAAGTCTATCTACGGCATTATGGGGCAGATATGCCACCATTACGGCTGGACATTAGATTACCTGCTTTGGGGAGTAGACTGGCGGATTGTCCAAAGAATGCTGATAGATTCGCCAAGTTATGATACAGAAGAAGATAAGGATGCAAAGGAAATCAAACTTGATGAGGAAAACTCAGAAGATTTAATGGAAATGCTGAAAAAGTTTCAGTAACAACAAATCCCTTAATTACAGGGCTTTGTTTGTTGTTTTATGTTTTTATAAAATTCATCTTTTTAAAGCCGTTTTTAAATTCTCTTTTTGTTTATAGGGTTAAAGTTTTACTTTAAATAGGGGTATTTTTGTATTAAACTAATAACTTTTTATACATGAATACATCTCAGGGTGCTTTATATTTTGGTGCTGGAATAGACATGAATGAATGGCGTAGGAATATCAATGAAATGCGTCAGGATATTTTAGGTCTTACCCAGCAGACACAGAGAGAAACCCAGCAGATGGATAGTGCTTTTAAAAATCTGTCAATAGGTATAGGTGCATATTTTTCCGTTCAGGCTTTACAGGGGTTTACACAGCAGTTAATCAATGTAAGAGGAGAGTTTCAGAAGACTGAAATAGCTTTTGGAACAATGCTGAAAAGTGAAGAAAAAGCCAAGTCTCTTATGGGAGAAATGGTGGATTTAGCAGCAAAGACCCCGTTTGGCTTAACGGATGTTACCGATGGAGCGAAAAGGCTTTTGGCGTTTCAAGTTCCAGCTGAACAGGTGGTAGATACTCTTAGAAGAATGGGAGATGTAGCCGCAGGTCTTGGCGTTCCTATGGGGCAGTTAATCCATGTTTATGGGCAGGTAAAGGCGCAAGGCAAGTTGATGACCAACGACTTGTATCAATTCATGAATGCTGGTATACCAATGGTTGCAGAGTTGGCAAAGGTGATGGGAGTTGCAGAAAATGAAGTAAAAGACCTTATTTCAGCTGGAAAGGTAGGTTTTCCAGAGGTTCAAAGCGTTATCAATAACCTAACTAATGATGGCGGATTGTTTTTTAATTTGATGGAGAAACAATCGGATTCTCTGAGTGGGAAATGGGCTAATCTCCAAGACCAAATAGAGCAGATGTATAACCAAATTGGAGAGAGTAGCGAGGGTCTTTTAGCAAGTGGAATAGATGGATTGGCATATTTAACAGAGAACTATCAAAAAGTAGTAGATGTCCTTCTTGTATTGATTGCTACTTATGGAGCGTATAGAGTTGCCCTGATTGCTGTTAATCAAACACAAGCAGGGTCTTTGACTATGAATGCTATCCAAGGATTCCAAAACCTTATTAAGCTGATAAGAGGAGCAACGGTGGCACAAGCAGGATTGAATACTGTTACTTTGGCAAATCCGTATGTATTGTTGGCTACTGCTATTGTGGGGGTGGGAGCTGCATTGTATGTGTGGCATAAGAATACCAGTCAGCAGGTAGAA